TGCCAGCTGCTTTGAGACTGGTTTCTTTAGTAGGTTTTATCTCTACTACTTCAGCTTTGGTATTGCCCTGTGCATCTTCATACATCACGAAGAAATCAGGAACATACATAGCTTTCCTATTCTTCAACGGATTAAAGTATGGAACGCTGATCGTCTCGCTGCTCCATTTCTTTATGTTAGGATGGGTGTCACAGAAGTTCATGAAGGTCCACTCCCAACTGCTACGATATGTCGGTTGTTTCTTTCCGACATACTTGTCAGGGTTCTTCATGTCAAACTTGCCTTTGGCATAATTGCCCAAGCTCATGCTGCAATGTTCCTAGATGTCCATTTGTTAGGTAGGATCTCTCCTTGATAACCTAGCTTGCTGGTAGGAAACCTACTAGAATTGAGGACAGCTATCATGACTTTCTTCAGATCGCTATCTGATGCAGGCTTATCAAACTCTTTCAATATGTCTAGAGGATTGAGCTTATTGTTATATCCCAATGTCACTAGGGACTGGGTAAGCATGTCAGCCGATTGCCTATCCTTGGTCCTCTCGAAGAAGAATGACAATACGATGTTGTACGTCTCTTCAGTGACGCTTGCTATCTGATAGAATGATCCGTTGAATAATCTCTTGTTATTCTGGACTTCGGTAGATGTATTAGGTAGATTGCTCATGCTGTTGTTGAATCCGCTGTGGTTGATATATACCGTTCTGCCCACACTGCAACATCAATGCTAGGAGATAGATTCACATTAACCAGTGCATTCTCTACCTTAGCAATCTCGCTGTCTGTATATCCCTTATCTGTCAATGATGTCTGCCAGCTTCCCGAATTATACACAGGTTGGATGGTCTGAACATCTGCGATAGTTACTGGATAATTATCCGCAGGGGTGGTTAATTTAGGATCAGTAATGGCCTTAATAGAATTAACATTGTCAATGAAACGAGTAGCAAACTGCTGAGCATCTGCGTTATTAGCAACTACACCATCTGCAACAGCTTGGGTGACTACAGTCTCGGCAGCAGCAATATCCCGTACATCATTGCCTTTTTCTTCCAGTGCTCGCTGCCATGTTCCTTGTTCGTACACGCCAAGATATTGTTTATTATCCGGCAATATGTTATTCTCGCTAGTTGCTTGTATAGTCGAACCTATATCTATGGATCCATAGAAAGGAGTAGTAGAACCAATACCATAATTGTAAGTAGCATTAGGAAAAACACAACCTGTGAATCTGTCCGATGTCTGATTCTGTAGTATGTTGTTGATATCCACTGTATTCAATGTGCTGATCGGTTTATTATCAATATTGATTTGTTCAAATACCTGCTGAGATCTAGCAAAGTCTGGATCTACATTCTGATCCATATAAGGATCGTTCATAATAGGTGAACCTTGGAATATCGAACCGCTGCTAGGATCAACCTGATACCCTGCATACGAACCTGCTAGATCGCTAGGTGTGGAATCATATAAAGGACTATCACCGAATCCAGGCACTGCGTTCCAGTAACCGTTCTGATACTTGACGCTTGTGTAGGTGATCGTCATCTGATGTTCCATGAGATCACCTCCGTTAGCATAATCGTGCGTATCGTGGCTGAAACTAGTGATCATTGGATTCATCAAGCTGATCTCCATGGCCTCACCTGCATGCATGCTATAGATATCGATGCTGGTAAAGAATGGTGCTGTGCTTCCGGCGTCTAAACCCCATGCGTTGTTGATGCGTTCGGAATACTTGTCGTTGTAGTTGTATGCGCTGGGATCATATCTACCATCAGAGAAGTAATAGTTGTAATAACTGCGCCACAGTTCTCTTATCTGATTTCCGTTATCATCGTGGAATGTGATGTTGATAGGATTATATTTGATCTTGGTATAGTTAAGCTGCTTCCTATTGTATTGGTTCATCTCTCGTGCTTCGATAGTGTACTTTGGAAGTTCTATCTTCTTGACGAGAACAGAAAGCTCACGCAGCGGAATCTGAAGCTGCGTTGCGCTCTTGTTGATGTTGAATACTGCTTGGAAGAGATATTTTGTCTTGCCTGCTCTATCGAATCCGTTCGATCGGAACGTCTGGGCGGCATGGGCATAATCTCGGAGCTGTCCGCCCCCTAATAGGCTGCTAAGGAGGAACCGTCCGAGATTATTTGCCATTTTCTATTAGCCTGTAACTGCTCGACCTCTAGGTCTTGCTACTGCTTTACCAACTCCAGTACCGATCGGAGTCTGTAGTGCATTATCGTAACGCAGGGTCAACGCAATGGTAGCTGGATCGTTAGTAGCATAGTTGAAATCGCCGTAGTTCACAGTGCTGATAAAGCAACCATATAGTTCCCAAGTCTCAAGCGCAACCGGAGTAGCAGCGCCGTTGCCGCCATCGAGTGCTTCGAAACGTGTGATGAACTTATAGTCGATACCTGCTACCGCACTAGCCTGTTCGCTGAAATCGAACTGCTTCTGCAACTGCTCGCCTACCAGCAATGATACTGATCCTTGTGCGTCGTCGCGGAAGTTAACTGTGACTTCTTGCCATTCTGGCTTGCCCAATAGATACATCTTACTGTTGTAGATGTCGATCGTTATTGGATTGAAGCTTAGATTTGGTCTAGTAAAATCCATTACTTGTTTAGTCAGTTCAGTCCTGGGTGCTGTAATACCAAAGTTTTCAAAAGTCACCCTGAAGCGATACTTTAGCTTGGGCATCAACAGGCCTTGACTATTTGCACTCTGATCACTTGCCAGAGGTACCGTCATTCTTGTCAATGATGAAACTGCCATTGCTGTCTCCCTATTGCTATTATTTAGTAGTCTTGATGCGAAAAAGATATCGGGCCTAACCGCATATATCGACAAAAAAGTCGCCCTTTCGGACGACTTTTTCTAGTTTGTTTACTATCAGATCACACTGTCTGCACTGCTGACAGGTTACCGGATGCAATCTCACCAGTGTTCTTGATACGAACTGGGATGTAGATGAACTCAACTGCCTTAGTAGGCTCGATTGCAATGTCGATATGTAGCTCGTTGCGATCGATCCTTTCTGGAGTATTGTTGCTCTCATCGCAGACAACCAAGTAGTCGTATAGACCACGGCTAGTTAGGATGTCATTTAGCAGAGATTCAACAGCCTGCTTAGCTTCGTTCCTAGTGATCTTATCATTTGGTTCGAAGATCAGTGGCTTAGTGATGCGCTCTAGCTGATAACGGATGTAGTTGATCAGCCTTGCTACGTTGATACGATCCAATGCAGTGCTTGCAGTTGCACGGGTCTTCTGACCGTAGTTCAGGATTCCTGAACCTGCAAATACAGCGATCGGATTGACCCTGTTAGCATAGAGTAGATCACGCAGACCTTGCTTAGTTCCAACGCTTACGAAAGCACCGGACTGACGATCAACATAACCTACTGATGTTGCGTTATCAATAGCACCTCTCTGTTCACCAGCTGGGGCAAACCATGGGAAGCTCTTGTTATCGCTCTTAACAAAAGTGCGTAGGATCATGTGGCTCGCAGGCACAACGACCTGTGTTCCAGTAGTATCGTTTGTCAGACCGCAGCTTGGATAGAATGTTGCAGCAAATGAGTTGTTGGTTGCCCAACCATCTTCGCCAGTAGTCTGTGTAGCTGAAGTAGAAGTTAGATAGCTTTCTAATGCGATTGAATCGCTTGACAGACCCATTGGCATGTCAGAGATGATGAACGCAGTCTCGCGGCGTGCAGTGTTGAGAGCAATCATGTTCTCTGTTAGCTCAGGATAACCTGGGCAGCAGATCAGATTGAAGAAACGTGAATCTTCACGAAGTTCTTCGCTAGTGTCGACAGCACTACGAAGTGCTGCAACGATTAGATCTCTCTGTGAAGTACGTCCAAAGTATGGAGTACCGTTTGATTTTGCACCGCTAGCAGTGATCCAAGTGTCGCGGATAGTTGGCATGATTTCTAGTGGGAAATCATTGTTGTTCCAATGATTGACACTATAATATTTCACGTTGTAGCTGCTGCGTCTTGTGTTAAACAACAGCACACCTCTTGGGTATACTGCAGGGTCAGGACCATCTAGATCTAGATAATCGCTAAGCAACAGATCAGTGATTGCAGGGCTATCGTCTAGAGCAGGATCAACTGTACCGTCAGTATCCCAACGTGCATCTGCGAAGAGCACGCCGTTTTCTGACGTATGATCGCTATTATCCAGCAATACCCACTTGTCATCACCTAGAACTGCCTGCCAACGATAGAGTACTGGATAGTTCTCAAGATCGCTAGTGTCAATCCATAGATCGCCATATTCTAGTGCTGTGCCATCGCTCTGCTCTGTAGGAGCACTTGCAGCAATGATAGGACCACTTGGATCAGTCTGGCTTAGATCGTAACCACGAGCGTCTGCCGTAACCTGCTGATAACCCTTCCAGTTAGCACCATCATGGATCATGATGTCTGCTTCGAGTGGGCTACGAGGATACCATAGTGTGCCTTCTAGCGGGGATGCTACAGGAGGAACAACATCTGGTGTGTAAGTTGCTGCTTTCCAGTTACTTCCAATGATGATGCTGCTCGGGCCGCTGCGGCAATATGTAGTGCTGCTGGTAATACCTGCAGTTAACAACGGTGTTCCGGTTGTGCTCTTTAGATGAAGCACACCGCCCAGTGTATGCTCGATAACCACTGCACCTGCAGCAGAGACTCTAGCACTCACGTTAGTGATGTCAGCTGCTAAGATGTCAGAAACCATGCTGGCTGCTGTTGTTCCTGACAGTGTGATCTCGGTCGGTGTAGGCATAGCTGAAGAACCCTTCAAGCTAGCTGAGATAGTGAACTTATTACCGGATGTCAGAACTGGATTTGCTTCAGTTCCAACGATGCTAGTGATACCTGTAGTCTGCCTGTAGAACAAGCTATAAGTCACAGTAGAATCTGCACTAACATCATACTGCATGTACATGGTGTTCAGAGGAATGCCTAGACCGCCTCTAGTGGAATCCAATCCATTCAATGCGGAAGCATCAGTTGCATACAGGTTGACAGATTGTAGCTGCCAAGCACCTGCAGTTGCGCTCCAACGATAGACAGTCATGCTAGCACCAGAAGATACTGCAGTTGTCTTGATCCATACTGAACCAGTCGGACGAGGAGTCGAATCAAAGTCTTTCCATTCAGGTACGCTAGTGTGTGCGCTTAGCTGTGTTGCAGGAGAAGCATAAGTGCTAGCAGCAATACCCAATGCAGTCAATGCAGTTCCAGTATCGTTGCTGATAGCGATCTTACCGTCAACAGTGCTACCATCGCTCTTTGCCGCTGCAGTTGCATACAGGACTAGATAACCGCTAGTTCCTACTGCAGTTACACCCAGGATGTTTAGATTGTTGATCTGCGTTGCAAGTGCGCTTACAGTTGTTCCTGAGATATTGATTAGTGTACCGTTGATGATGATCTTGTGACTAACAGTGATAAGTGGATTATATCCAGTACCAGTAACCGTCGGCCATGAAGTCTTCCAATTTGATGAACCTACTAATACCCAACCGTTACGACCTTTGTAGTATGTAGGATTATTTGTATTAGTGGCAACGACAGCATAATCACCTACATTACCAATGCTGGCTTTAGGAATACCAGAATCTAGATCGCTAGTGCTAGTGATAACTCTTGGAACTTTATTAGTGAACGCCTGTGTTGTAGCACTCCATTCGAAGACACCCCATTTAGTAGCAGCAGTATCAAGATACAGCGTGCCTCCTGTGACTTCGCCAGTTGGACGAGTCGATGATGGGATTAGCTGAGTGAGATCAACGTCTGCTCTCATGACATAAACTCTTGCACTCACGTCCAATACGCTGTGAGCTGCAAGCAATCCATACTCTGCTATCTCGGAACCGTAAGAAACGATACCCGAAGAGGTCTTAGGAAAGATCGGAGTTCCGAAGAGGTTCAGCAGTTCTCTCTTAGAGGAGATGCTATAGACCTTACCAGCATTAGCTTGAAGCGTGCCTTCTGCTACAGCCCCGCTTGGGTTAGTCTTGTCTTGCTGAGTAGCTAGCAGGATGAAGGGTACGGTTCCTGGACCGCTGGAAGCATAGAAGCTCTCGTCGATGACTTCTACACTTACGCCTGGAGAAACTAGGGTTGTTGCCATGTGAGTATATCCTTTTGTAGGTTACTCATATTTATGGCATAACAATAAAACCAGGCGGTTATGAACAGTTCTATGCGTAGTTATCTAATAGATTGTGTGCGTTCTTTCGCAAATCTTCTAGGGTACCGTCGTTCTGTATAGTAGCATCAAACTCTGATCGAGCCCACGCCCACTCGCTAGGATGTATGTCAGTAGGGATCATTCCTCTACGTTGATAACGAGAAAACCAAGCTGGATCTTTTCCCCTAGCCACACGCCACACCTTACCATGCATGCGCTGTATCAAGTCCACTTCGTTAGGAAAGCGTGTGTCTGGCAATACCACATCACAGCTCGACTCTCTGATCTTTCTTTCCACACTCGAGATCCATATGTCTTTATGGAAACCGTCTCGACATACTTCTGTGCCCCACTGCTGCAGGACCCAGCGTGGCGTGAGGTGTGGGGTACCTAATCTCTCAGCCCACCAGACGTCGACTTCCTCACGCCACGCTCGGCTCTCGTCAGTATCACCCTCTAACAGAGAACGCTGCCAGCCAAATACCGCTGCAACTGCATCCTTTAGACTGTCAGCAAAACTGATCTTAACGAAACCGTGTGATTCTTCTAGGATGTCTGCGACAGTGCCTTTGCCACTGCCGATCAATCCACAGATGCCTATAATCTTTGTCATGCTTAGATATTAGCGTATCAAGAGGGGAGAGTCAATATTAACCTATCACGAACCACATAGGATCTGAGCCGTCTACATAGTTGCTGACCTCAGCTTCTAACCTATCGATTATTGCCTGACCTTCCTGCTTCAGAGCAGTGCCGTTGAGCGTAGTACCGCCACCCGGTCCTGGCAGGCTAGCAAACTTCTCACGAGCTTCACCTAGCATGATCTTGCATCTGCCCAACGTGTAATCTCTGATCCAAGGAAGCGCATAAGTGTCCTGTAGCAATGAGAAATCAGGCTTGTAGTTGTGTGTCCATAGCAGGACCTGTTCTAGATCAGCTCGAGGACGGCGCATGATAGTCAGCTGCTTGGTCACACGATTGTATTGGAAGTTGATGAACCCACCAAACATCTTAGCTGCTTCTTCGAGATAGCTGCTGTACATGTAGTAGGTAGCAAGACCGCCTACACGTCCCGATTGGATCATGTAGAAGTTGACGAAGCCAGCTTCGAATGGTTCGTACTGACTACTGGTACCCGCATTAGCACCGATGTTGCGCTTGAACACCTGGCGAACGGTTATGACCTCATCTGGTAGAGTGTAATAGTTCTGATCCACTTCCAGCTGAAGGAAACTGTAGCTGTCCTCCAAGGCATTGCTGCTACGCTGTCTGTAGCGCAACATCGCTGCCTTGTAAGCCTGTTCATAGTGCTCTGGGTCGAGTTCTACATCGACCATACCGCCGCCTAAGCCAAAATGCACATAATCGTATATGTCTTGCTTAGCGGCAGTCTTGGTCGAGTAGGTTAAATTCTCATCTGATGTTGTCATGACTCATTATTTATGAGTCAGCGAGCCGCCTTGAGCAATAGCGTGTCTGCATTAAGGCGACCGTTCAGCTTGACCGGAGTAGCGTTGATCTCGTCCATCCATGTGCGAAGCTGTACCTTACCCGCCGACATGAACTTCTTCATCACTATCTCAGGCTTGCGGACGGTCTTGCTGATGCTCAGTCGATCATCGAAGCCCAAGATCGCTGTGCCTTTGATGCCCAATGTTCCCGAATCCGCTGCTGCAACGTACTTGCCCAGCTTGCGTGTCTTCTTGTTGTAGACCCACAGCTCTTTAGCACCGATCACATCCACAGGATTGATCGACACGAGGTTGAGATCAGTTGCTTCTGTAGCATATTTGACCTTGCGAACTACCTTCTCCTTGCTCACTGGCTTCTTAACGCGAGCAGCACGAGTAGCCTTCTTCACGCTGCCATATGTGGTCAGCGCATCCGTCAGCTTAGCAAAGAAGTCCGCTACACGCTTGGTGCGTGTCTTATCATAATGCTTATAAGCAGCCTTCAGCTCGGGGTCTGCGCCCTTGGTCTTAGCAGCATCCAGCTCTTCCATCACGGGCGTGTAATAAGCGCCAATCCGGTTCACGAATGCCTGTGGGACGTTCTGCTCGCGCATCCAAACTACCATGTCTGCGGGGTACTCAGCACCCTCGCTAGCAGCATCCAACCATGCTTCAATCTCGCCAACGATGTCTTGGAACTTCTCGTTCATGTGGTCGTGTACGGTGCGCTTCACGACTGGCTTGCCGTCCTTAGCGTCCTTCTCAGCAAGACGTGCAGCACCGTATGCAAGCAGTTCTGCAACCTTGTGCTTAACGAAAGTTGTCTCAGCCTCAGGGAAGCCTTGCAGCTTCATAGTAGCCCAGCTGCACAGCGACATGCCAACACGCCCGTCTTCGCACTCGTTGAATGCGCGGATGTCTTCTTTGCCCCATGCCCAGTTAGCCTGACCGTATGCTACGATGTTCTTACGCAGGTCAGAGGGCGTATAATGATAGTTGTAATAACTAAAGGCGCAATGCTGTAGCGAGCGTTGCTGCTCTTCCCGCAGCTTCTCATAACCTGCCCACACGACCTCGGTGCCCGTATACTTCTCGTCCTGCAGCTTAGTGCGGCGAGCTACGGGTGCTTTCTTTCTAATGCTTGCCTTAAGAAGCGACTTGGCCATTTGCGTGATCTCCTTGCTTTATTCATTCATAATATAGCCTATATAGCAGATGTCAACCGAAAGATTCTGGTTGACAGATCCTTAGGGCATGCTATTATGAGTTATAACAGCAAGGGAGAGCTGCACATGGGTTACATTGTACTTCCACCCCGCGATCAAAAGTGGCAACCACGCAAGGGTTTAGAAGGTCCGTTCTTCTACGCTAACGGTCGGGTGCTGTATTATGATCCCAAGGAAGGGCAGTACTGGGACCCAAACACGGATTTCTACATCGAGATTGGGGAAGTCCATGAGATGGAACAGCAGTTTTTTGATCTGTTTACCCAACAGAAAATCGGTTGACAGACATCTAACCTGTGCTATTATGCATTATAGGGAAACAAAGGAGCACTGCACATGGAAAAGCTCACACTTGATCAAGTCCGCGACGGTCTCGACTGGCTGCAGACCAACTACCAATCCCTGATCTCCCATGGCGAACACAGCATGGCACAGATGCTGGTGTCCAAGATCGAGTCTTACCAGATCGAGATCATTGGTCGCATCACTTCTGAGGACCCTTATACCACTGCTGCTGACATCCGCTACTTCGAGAATTTCATCGAAATTTGATGAGATTTTCGGTTGACACATAGCTCAACCGTGTTATTATGTATTATAGGGAAACAAAGGAGCACTGCAATGTTAGACACGCAAGCCATTGTTACTGAAATGACCACAGCCGCACAGACTGCTGCACAGGAATTTGCAAATCAACGCTTCGATGGACGCGATGGCGGAGCATGTGGCTTCGCTTGGGTGGAAGTTTACCCTGCAAACAAGGGCAACACCCGGTTGGGCAAGGCTGAACGGGCTCAGCTCAAGGAAATGGGCTTCCGTCCAGACTGGACTGGCAAGGCTTTCCAAGTGTGGGATCCTGCTCGTTGGGCTGGCCAGAGCATCGATGTTAAAGAAGCTGGGGCGGTTGCTGCTGCCACAGTGTTGAAGAAATACGGCTTCAAAGCGTATGCTGGAAGCCGTTTGGACTAAACTTTTCGGTTGACAGATATGCAATCGAATGTAATATGGTAATATAGCAATTAACAGACACACAACACAGGAGTTAAACATGTCTACATATACAATCGCTGGTTTTTCCTCTAAGAATGGTAAAGTCTCTGTTCGCGTAGCTAACGGTTCTGTCACTTTGCGCACTAAGGTGTTGGAGCGTGATGGTCACACCAATGTCGACCTGATCAATCTGCCCACAGCAATGTCTAAGGACGAGG